TGGGGCTCACAAGTTCAAAAGTTTCAACTCTCAATTATTTTAACACAAAATAAAAAAATACTAAAAGAAACTTTACTTAAATATGGTTTTGATAGTTTTGATGAAATTACTGAATATATTAATAAATGTGGGTTTATTAATATTATTGATGAATAATGAATGAACTGTTTTAAATTTTTAATTTTTTTTAAAGTATTTTTTATATTATATAAAATTAAATAAAGAATAAATATTTTTAATATGTCAAAAAAGAGTTTAGTTTCACCTCGTTATGATTCAAACTATTATAATTCAAACAATAATGGTCCAAATATAAGTCGTCATAATCGTAATGATGAAAATAGTAACAATAATTATCCAATATCAGCACAAGTACATAAATATAATGTTGAATCACCTTTTTTTACTAAATTAACTGAAACTGATTTTGAAAAAAAAATAATATATTATTATCCACCATTATATTTTTTAAATAAATCACATAATGGAATAGAAACACCTGAATTATTTTATAGAAAACACGATAATCATACTATACATACATATCGCAGTCATAAAACTGTAATTTTAATGAATCCATTATTATATTTATTTTTAAGAAAAGTATTATATTATAGATTAGAAAATATTACCCGTGTTATAAATCGTAAATTAAATAAACCTAATTTAAATAATAATCAAAACAGTATTTCTTTATTTGATTTTAAAAATTATCCACATTTTTGGGAGCAACTATTATTATTTTTAAAAAGGCAATTTAATAAATATATTGAAAAAAAAGCAAAGCATGGAGAAAAAATAGAGGATGAATATATTGAATTTTCTTTTTGGAAAAGAAGTGTTGGTTTAACAAATAATTTATCATTAGATAGTTTAAGAAATATTCCATCCAATAATAATGAAGCAATGAATGAAGCACCAAAAAAACCTAATCATTATTTTCATAGAAGAAACAGTTTAAGTTTAGAAGATATATTGCGATTTAAAAAATATCAAGATAATCAAGATAGTCAACCATTAGCTAATCAACAACCAGCTAATCAACCAGCTAATCAACAATCAGCAGCAACAACTAGAAAAAGAAAAAGAAACAGAAATTTTTTTAGTTCTTCAAATCCTACTGGAAAACGTAAAACTAAAAAAAAATCACGTTTTGGTGAAAGTCAAGCAGGAGGTAAAAATTCTAGATAAAAGAATTAATAATTCTAGGTGATAATTTAGAAACAAGACCTAATTTACATTGATCATTAGAGATTGATAGATTTTGATAGATAACTAAATCAGGTTTTTCAAAGTTATAATTAAAATAACCTGATGTAATACTCGTATCAATTTTAGATAGTTTAACTAAATATTTATTTTGGTAAAAATTAACAGCTAATTTCATATAAAAACCGTAATAAATGCAAGCCATAATATTTTCATCAGGGTCTTCAAATATTCTAAGTGTTGGTAAAATACCGCTTTCAGTTTTTAAAGAAATTTCATCAAGAAAATTACCAAATTTCTTTCTTTCTTCTTCTAAAACTGATGGATTAATTTTTTGATTTTCATCTTTAAATCCTCCTTCTAATTCAAATTCATTTTGTTTTTTAAGTTCTTCTTCTTTAAGATGGATATTAATATAATTATTAATATTCTTTTTGTATCTTCTAGTTTTTTTCTTTGTTATTTTAATATTCTTCTTATCAATATTCTTATCAATATTCTTTTTTTGTTTAGTAATATATTTTTTTTTATATGTTCTAGGTATCACTTCATTTACAAAATTAGATGAACTAGAAGTACTAGAAGTACTAGAATTAGATGAAATAAATTTTGAAGGATGATCTTGTTTTAATTTATTTAATGAAACAATAATTTTTTGATTTTCTATTTGATTTTTTAAATCTTCATTTTCTAGTTGTTTTTCAGTTTTTTTCTTATTAATATTAAATATTTCTATTTGTTCTTTTTCATAATTTGTATCATATTCTTTATAATATTCTTCATTTAATATTGATGTCAATGGATTTTCAAAATTATCTAAATTATCTAAATTTTTTTTATGATTAAGATTAATATTTTTATTTTTTTTAAATTGATATTGATTAAATTTATGATTATCCATTAAGAGAACTTTTTTTAAGTCTTCATCTATTTCTAGGTCTTTAAGATGGTGTTTAGTGTATTTTTTATGAATAATACCTAATAATTTTCTAGTTTTTTTATTTTTAATGGTTGTTATTATTATATTACTATTAATATTACTACCATTAAGTTTTTCATTAATAAAATTAGATGTATTTTCAAAATTAAAATCAACATCAATTCTAGATGAATTTTTAGTAGGTATTAAATTTATAATAACTGGATTACTTTCTCTTGATGATTTAACTGATTCAAATTCAAAATCATCTGTTGTTTTTTTAAAAGATTGTTTTAAACCCTTTAATTTAATTTCTAATTCTTCTCTAGGTGTTTTTGCTTTTAATTTTTCTTTAGAATGTTCTTTAGAATGTTCTTTAGAATGTTCTTTAGAATGTTCTTTTGTTTTTTCTTTTGTATTTGAGCCACCATATTTAAATTGAAATCTATCTTGTGGTAATTGGTCTCCATACATAGCATCCCGCATTGCTTGATTTTTTCTTTGTAAATATTCAACTAAATCTTTTGGTGGTTTTTCCATTTTAGGAGGTGGAGGAATATGCGTAAACATTTGTGGAAATTCAATATTTTGTAATGAATCTCTTATTCCCATTAAATCATATTCAATAGTTTTTTTAAATAATTCATAATTTAAATTAAGTTTTATACACCATTTTTCTCTGTCTAATTCATGAACCATTAAATATGCTTTCAAAATATTAATTAAAACAAAATGATCCCCTCTAGGATGTTTAAACCTATTCATAAAATTTTTATAATTATCTTTTTCTTCTTTAGTTGAAAAATAATTAGGTTGTCTTATAATTGCTCCTAGGTCTTTTTTTTGGGTTGTTATCATCATTGCCGCTAATAATATAACATCTTCCATACAATTATAATAATAACTAACAAGAACCATCCTAGATAATTCCGGTCCTAATCGTCCTAATTGTACTGTTGTTTTACCTAATTCTGTAATAGTACCTCTTGAATTAATCAATGAATAATTATATAATAATTTAATACCTGATTCAATACTTTCAACTGTTGGAGGAGTTATTATATCAGACATAAATTGTAATACTTTTGGTAAAGTTCTAATAGTTGGTAAGTTCATTATACTTAAAATATCACTTGTTAAATCACTTTTCAGAATTAAAGGGTCAGCATATTCTGGTAAGCTATCAAATAATTCTTTAGTGTACATCATATAAGCTTGTCCAGAACAATTTCTACCAGTTCTTCCTTGACGTTGAATAATAGAAGATTGTGGTGCATAAATTGTTTCTAAAACATCAGCAAATTTAACAGGGTCATACCAAGAATCAGTTGTTAAACCACCATCAATGACATAAACCATTTTACCTGGAGCAGTAAAAGAAGATTCAAGTGCTGGAGTTGTGATAATAACACATCTAGAATATCCTTTTGTCATATAATATGGTTTTCCTGTTTCATCATCTTTGGTTGTTGCTAAATCTTTTTGGTATTTATCAGAGGAACCAGCATAAGCAATAAAAATAGGATTACCGTGATATTTTGAGCGGTTTTTTTCTAAAACTTCTATAATAGCATAAGCTGGTGTTAATGAATGAACAAATGCTATAATATCACCTTCAGTTGTAACAGTAAGAATTTGGTCAATATATTTTTGTATATACAATGTGCTTTCTTTTTTATCAATTTCTTTTTTTAAAAAAATCTTATCAATTGAAAATTTATCTTGAACTGGAACATGATAATGTTTAAATGTTAATCCATTTTTTTCAAAATAAACTTTAAAAACATTAGTATCAACTGTCGCACTCATAATAACTAAACGGAATTCTGGTCTTCTTTTACATAAATCTTTTAAGAGACTAAATAAAATATCAATATTGACATTTCTTTCATGTGCTTCATCTATAATAATACAATTATATTCATTTAAATCTGGATCACTTGTTGTTATTTTTGCTTTAATTGTTCCATCAGTTGTATATAATAATTTTGTATTTGGATTAACGAATTTCTTTTCAGAGCCGTGCTGATAACCAACTTCTTTTCCTAATTCACAATCTAATGTAAGAGCACCATAAATTGCTGCTGATTCTGTAATTGCTCTTCTAGGTATCGTAATTGCAACTTTTTTTTCATAAGCATAATAATGCATCATTAATTTAGGCATCATAACTGTTTTTCCTGCACCTGTTCCCATAGTTAATAAAATAACTTGGTTATTTTTAATAACATTAAAAATATTATGGGCGTCAGTATATGATGCTAATTTACTAAAATTTTTAAATACATTCTTATAATTTTCACTCCATCTATTACCATTTAAAGGATTTTGATATTCAAAATTATTATCAAAAATTCCTCTTTTAACAGTTTCATCCCAAATTTCTAAATCTGTCATTTAATATTTAAATATATTTTATTATATATTTCTATACTATTTTGTTTTATAATATAATTATATTAAACTTTTAATTTTTTATAATCAAAAAAAATAAATTAAAACAAATTAATTAAAACAGAAAATAAATTAAAAGATATTTTTAAATAAATTGTTTATTTGATAACCATTTAAATGTAAAAGGTAAATTAGCTATGTAAGAACCAATTAGTTGAGGTATAATAAATTGTATTTGAAAAGTAGCTGTTGCAAAAAATTTAATAATATATAACATTATTTGTATAAAAGGATCTGCTATAGATACAAAATATGCCCAAAATTTAGAGTATGGTATTGTTATAAGTGCCTTATTTAATATATCTAGTTGCATACTTTTTGAAACAACATTGGCATAATAAACTTGCAACATAGAAGAAAATAATATTATAAAATAAACAACTATTACTTTATTCCAATTATTTAAATTCATACCAGCAAACGATGTATTATTTCCATTTTTATCTTTATGAGGACCAAAAGCAACAAAACTAGAACCAAACCCACCTAGAAAATATATAGTTATTATATAACCTACTATAAATATTAATAAAATTAATAAAGCAACTTGAGGTTTTACTAAAATATTTGTAATTGTTTTTAAAATAGTCATTTAATATTATATTATATTATATTATCAAAAAATACTTTTTTTTAAAAAGTATTATCAAAAAATACTTTTTTTTAAAAAGTATTATCAAAAAACATAAAAAACATAAAAAACATAAAAAAATTTAAATAATATTTATGAGGTTTCTTCAACTTCATAGAGGAATTTTTGTCCAGCAATTAATTTTCTATTAGCAGATGTGCTTTGAATAAATACTCTATATTTTTCTAAAGCACTTGGTTTTAATCGTGCTTTTTCTTCACTAATACCAGCAATTGTTTTATTATTTTATTAAATACAAACTAATTTTGTAATATCTTCTTCTTTTATATTTTTATAAATTTCATAATCATCATTATAATAAATTTGAATGATTTTTACAATAAAACTATCATAATTTTTAACTAATTCATCTTTTATAGTTTTAGTTAATAAATTTATTCTTTCTAGTTGTGTAATACTTAATGTTTTTTCTTTATTTTTAACTACATCAGGATTATATCTTATGATAATAACAGATTTACCTCCAATTCCATTTACAATTTCATTAATTCTAGCACATTCACAACTTTCAGCATAAGTATTATGTTGATGTTCGTCAATTTCAACTATTACACAATGTTTATTTAAATCAAAATAAATATCAGGTCTTTTTTTGCTACATCCTTGTAGCATTTTACTAGAATTATATTCAAATTTAGTATCAATTGTTTTTCTTAAGTATCTTACAATACTCCATTCCTTTTTATTTTGTATTTTTTTACAATCTTTACAAATAAATTTAACATCATCTAAAATATCACAATATTTACATAATCTTTTAACAATATTTCCATAGTTTTCGAGTATATGTTTATCACAATATTTTGTTGTTTCAATTATATGATTATATTCATTATCACAATCAAGAATAGAACATTTATTTTCTAAAATTAAATTTATCATATTTAATTCTTTATGAGTTAAACAATATTGAGGTTTTTTATTAATTAAACCAAAAATAGCATTTTCTTTACATTTATCATATTGACAATTTTTTTTACGAACATCAATCATATTTTCTTTTTTATGTTCGCTACAATAAATTGGTTTAGTTTCAGTTGGTAAATTAAAATTAGGTCTTTTTAAACAATTATCAAAAATACATTTTTTAGATTTAACATCAATCATATTTTCTTTTTTATGTTCGCTACAATAAATTCCTTGAATTTCAGTTGGTAAATTAAAATTAGGTCTTTTTAAACAATGATCTTCAATACATCTTTTATCTTGAACATTAATCATATTTTTTTTTTTATGGTTGCTACAATAAATTCCTTGAGTTTCAGTTGATAAATTAAATGTTGGTCTTTTTAAACAATTATCTTCAACGCATCTTTTAGATTTAACATCAATCATATTTTCTTTTTTATGATCATTACAATAAATTCCTTGAGTTTCAGTTACTAAATTAAATGTAGGTCTTTTCATACATCCTTCTATAATGCATTTTTTAGATTTAACATCAATCATATTTTCTTTTTTATGTTCATTACAATAAATTCCTTTTGTTTCAATTGGTAAATTAAAATTAGGTTGTTTCATACATCCTTTTATAATACATTTTTTAGATACAATATTAACCATATTTTCTTTTTTATGTTCTAAACAATAAATTCCTTTAGTTTTATTTGGTAAATTGAAAACAGGATGTTTTAAACAATTATTTTTAATGCATCTTTTATGTTTTACATCAATCATATTTTCTTTTTTATGATCTTTACAATAAATTCCTTTGATTTCAGTTGGTAAATTGAATAAAGGTATTTTTAAACAATTATTTATTACACATTTTTTAGATTTAACATCAATCATATTTTCTTTTTTATGTTCTAAACAATAAATTCCACGAATTTCATTTTGTAAATTAAATGCTGGCTGTTTCATACATTCATCTATAATGCATTTTTTATTTTTAACATCAATCATATTTTCTTTTTTATGTTTGCTACAATAAATTCCTTGAATTTCAGTTGGTAAATTAAAATAAGGAAGTTTCATACAACCTTCAATAATGCATTTTTTATGTTTTACATTAATCATATTTTCTTTTTTATGTTCGCTACAATAAATTCCTTTAGTTTCAGTTAATAAATTAAATACTGGTTCTTTTATACATTCATCTTGAAGACAATAATGTGGCATTTTATTTATAAAAAATTAATAGTTTAATAATTATTAGTTAAAAAATTTTAAATTTAATATATAAAATAAATCAATTTTTTTAAATTAAATATTAACTAGAATATCTATTTAATAATTTTTAATTTTACTTTTTATTATACCTAGAAATGACTTTTAAAAGTTTTATCAATTAAATTAAAATAATTTAATGTTATAGGTTATATTTTATACAATAAATTTCTTTATTTTCATTACAAATAGTCTCATCAATTTTTATTTCATTAAATTTAATATTTTTCATTTTATAAATTACTTTTTTCAATATTTTGTTCTTTTTGTTCTTTTTGTTCTTTCGGTTTTTTAATTGTTTTAAGTTCTTTAATTGTTTTAAGTTCTTTAATTGCTTTAGGTTCCTTAGTTTCCTTAGGTTCCTTAGGTTCTTTAGATGTTTTAGGTTCTTTAATTGGTTTAGTTTCCTTAGGTTCTTTAGATGCTTTAGATGCTTTATGTTCATTAGGTTCTACAACTACTTCATTTTTCTTTTTTTTTTCTTTAGGTTCCTTAGGTTCTTTAGGTTCTTTAGGTTCTTTAGGTTCTTTAGGTTCTTTAGGTTCTTTAGGTTCTTTAGGTGCTTTAGGTTCTTTAGGTTCTTTAGGTTCTTTAGGT